CTAGGTCTAGGTCTTGGGCTGGGTCTTGGGCTGGGTCTAGGGCTAGGGCTAGGTCTAGGTCTTGGGCTAGTTCTGGGTCTGGGTCTAGGTCTGGGTCTGGGTAATTTTTAATAACTTAAATGAGGTAAATAAAATGGCAGATTTTCCTAAAATACCGGCTGGCAGATACGTTGGCAAAATAGCAAGATGCGATACAAAAGCGATTTCAAAAGCAGGAAACAATATTTGCAAGCTATCAATTGTAATCACACATCAAGGAGAAACTTATTGGGTTAACGATTATCCGGGTTACGGAAAACCAAAACTAGCAATTCTTTGTGATATAACCGGGTGTAGAAATAAATATGAAAGTGATACATTAACCTATGATGATTTGATTGGGAAATTAGTTGAAATGGATATTGTAGAAAACGGTGAATGGCGCAATGTTAAAAAATATTACAAGGCAACTGATAAACAACATCAACCATTGAATGATGTGGAACAACCAAAACAAAAAACTATTACTGAAGAATTTGATGATATGCCGTTTTAGATACTGCTAATCTGGGGAATTAATTTGGACATGGGATATTTTTTCCAAGGTTGTTTTTAAATCTAGAATTTTTTCTAAAATACCGTTAAAGCCCTTTTCCATGTCCTTATTAATGTTTTCTATTTTTATACCCATTTTTTCTTGTTCAGAAGAAAGGCTTAATCTTATCCCTTCTATGTAGTTTTTTGACCAATATTTAGTAGCCGCTTTTTCTTCTATATCAGCAAGCTTAATCTCGAATCTTTCAATTTGATCGTTTGTTTCTATATCTATTTTTGTAAGTTTTTTGAATAACACAAAACAAATGCTCCCAAATATACCTAGAATAAAACAATCATCTAATCCTAATTCACCTATTATTTTCCCTGCAATATTTTCTAACATGCTAATGCTCCCTGGTTTTTATGTTTTCGACGATCCTATCTATTGTGGTATCTTTCTTTTGCGAACCACTAGAAGAACCAAAATAATAAGACAACATCATCGTAAAACCAGTGCCTAAACTTCCTAGCATAATATCTAAAAGTTGCATCGCCTCCCTATCAACATCAAAATTAATAATAAGTATAAGCAAACCAAAGAAACCAACGGTTAATAGTATAGCAAGTAATGGTGGTACTAGGTCGCGCTTTCCGGATTGTGCTATTATTTGTTCTCTCATCCTTGCTGAAGCTCTATCAGATTGCTCTAATTTTTCCCTTTCGAGCTCCATATCTAATTGCTTAAATTCCCCCGCCTGCTGTAATTCCATTAATTTAATCTTAGCTTGTTCCGCCTGAATCTTATCAGGGAATATTTTATCTATTAATTTAGAACCAATATTTAAAATATCTAACAACATTATTTATCACCATTTAATAAGTCTTCGCGTAATGTTTCAACATCAAAGTTTGGGCATGTTTTTCCCTGTGCTCTTCCGCTTTCAGTTTCATTATGACCCATTACTCCATAAATATCTATATCGTATTTAAAAACTAGCTCCTTAACTAACATTCTTAAGGCAATCATTTGGTTTTTTGTAAATTCGTTTTTACCTATCAAGCAAATACCTATACTATTGTTGTTATACCCCAAAGCATGGGCTCCTATCTCATTACCAGTTAAAAACATATTACCGTCTACCGGTCTACCACATTCGATAGAACCGTCTAAACTATGGAAGATCGTATCTTTGAATATCATTCCGTTGAGAATAACAAAATGATAACCAATATCATTCCATCCTTTTTCTTTATGCCAGCGCCTTATTTCGTTTGCATTTCCAAAAGCACTATCAGAACAATGGATAACGATGTTTGATATTTTAGCCATATTAATCACCCCATAAATATCTATCTATTGCTATTATCGCATCATCAATAGAATAACATAACGCAAAGTCATATCCTACTGCCAACATCCTATTTGAAAACGCAGCTTGCTGCTCCGTCATTTTATTGTTTCCAGCCTTAAACTCTATCCAAAGCCCATGTTTGCTACCGTATGGAAAAGCAATGAAAACATCACTAACCCCAGCTTTTACCCCTTCTTTTTTTAATTTCTTTGCAACCGAAATATGTCTATGCCCACCATTAGGAATCGCAAAAGCAAATACTTCTAAAAAATTATATTTAACTCTTAGTAGCTCGAAAAAAGCACTTTGTATTTGATGTTCACTAGATTTTATTTTCTTTAATCGCAACATACTCTATGTGCCAATGGGCTTGTAGTTACATGTTCTTTTGTTTCCACATCTTGCTTAACTTCAGATGTTTTATTTTTATTGTCATTTATTATAATTGAAGGAATTTTGAATAAAGCAAGTTTTGGCACCGAACGATTATCAGCGTATAGCTTAAATTCGCTTATCTCTTTATGATTTACACCTTTAAGAATCTTCACTTTGTACCTCTTCTTTTTTCACTTCATTAACAATATTCCGGCTATGATCGCGACTAATAGCTGACAAAAAATTAATAGGGCGCAAAACATATTTTGCCGGTTTTGCCGGAGCTTCCTGTAATCTTTAACAAGCATTTCCATTTCTTCATCAGTAATATATTTTCTCATAATATATTTACCTCAAAATCTTATTTATATTACGCTGCTAAAGCAGCATTAACTTCAACTAGTGCAGCTTCCAATTCTGATTTCTTAGCATTTAACTCCACAATTCTAGAATCTATAGCAGATATATCAGCGCTAATCTCGCTAGCAGTAGTTATAGATATTCTATCAGTTGTTTCAGTAACTTGAACTTCTGTATCAGAAATTTTTTCGTATATTTTACTCATATTTCACCTTAAGTTGTAGAATGTGTTGAAAAAGAAATTTGGTTTAAGCAGCATGGGTCACCAGCTGTATAACAGTATCCTGACATTACCCCAGTAGATGGATTTATTCCAATAGCATAATTTCCTATGATAAACAAAACCGTATCTGTGCCATAAGGTCTGTAGCCAGCGGGTAATGTTATAAACGTGGTATATCCACCGGTAGCTGTTTTTTTCCACAATCCCTTAAAATGGACACGCCCATTAGAATCTTTAAAATACCTAGCCTCACTGTCATAACTAGCCGAGTAAGTAGTCCAGCCAGTTGGCGGAGATATAACGCTGCTCCACGCCTCTTGTCTTAACGCTACCGTACCATTTGATGCGGTAATGGTATCAGTTAGCGTTCCTGCTGTCATGGTTTTTACAGTTACGCCACCTTGTTCAGATCCAGATGCACCACCAACATTAATAAAATTGATTTGTGAAAATAAAGCTTCTACTGCAGATGAATTTTTAGCCCTGAAATCTATAGTTGGTCCAACGCCCGTTGTGGTGGTATTGTTATATAAATTCATGTAACTACTATTGGACGTGACAGCTTTATAAATGCTGAATGACGAGCTATTTAATTGCCCCCTAGTACCAAGCGTTATATAGCTATTATATGAAGCTTGTGGGGAAATGGTTATTGATTCAGTACTTGTCCCCACATTATCTTTTAAAAAATAATAAGTTCCCAACAAATAATTGTATGTGGTGTTTATATCTAGGAAAAAATTTGGAAGAGTATAACCTGGAGTATAATTGGCAGTATGTTGTACGGCATTATACACAACGAATTGTTTAATAGAAAAATTAGATGTAGCTGCCTGCGTATAATCAGTTCCAACATTAAACTTGGTTGGGATTATTCTATAGCCAGTATTAGTCTGAGTTGTTCCGGATTGAACGCCGTCAATAAATAATCTTGTAGCACCGCCATCAATATCATAGTTTAATTCGAATTCATAAGTAGTACCAGAAGAAGGCGACCACGTACCTAAATTTGTATTTATGATTGAAACTCCTGAATCACTATAAATCATTAATCCAATAGTGCCTGTTGTATTTTTATGTAATAACTGAATTAAATTATTTAACGATGAAACAGTGGTAAAAGAAGAAAAGAAATACTGATCGGTAGCGGGAGCAGCACTATAATTTGGCTTAACTTGAAACTTAAAAGTTCCACACTGTTTTATATCTACGTTTTCAGGAGCAGATGGTTGAACATATCTTAAATCATCATGTGCTAAATCTAGAAAACCACCAGATATAGCTGCTCCAACCGAGGTTATATCATAAAGACCAACTGCGTAACTAGGGGTTAAAGTACTAGTCCAAAGCGCATACCAGGTTGCATCAGGATATGGAGGCATGACAAACCTAGAAGCCAACATACTTCCATTTTTGGTAGATAAATTATCTCCACTATTTTGCAAATAAACAATCGTACCGTTTCTATCAAAAAATCCTTCACCACCAACCGCCGAATCAACATAGGCGGTCGTAGCTACCTTTGTAGAACTATCCCCACCTGTTTGCGTAGCTGCAGTTGTTCCATTTGGCAGTGAAGTAGTGGTTACTAATTTTTTTCCTGAATCAGATCCAATAAGCGATGACGCAGTTAGATCGGTAGAAATTAATGAGTCTGTAGTAAAAGCCATATTATCACCTATATAAATTAATTATGGAGAAGCTAACATTTTACCTTTCGATACCCAAACGCTGCTTTCTCTTCTTTCAAAAGACAAATCGTTCCCGTCTCTTATTATTCTCCAGGATCCATCAGTATCATTGGTACCTAAATAATAAGCCGCAGTACTACCAAGCTGTACACTATCGTTAGCAGTAGCAGTGCTAATATAGGTAGTAGCTCTAGTCCAATATGAAGAACCACCAACTGCATCATCAACATATTTTTTATTTGGGATATCATCATCGGCAGAAATTAATGATTCATAATTAGTACTGTTTGAATGTAAAACTGTCCCGTTTGCAATTTGAACTTGTCCTTTTGTTACATCTGAAGTTGAATCTAATACTAGATGTTCGCTAGCTGTATCACTACCATACAAAGTCTGACCACCTGACCTACCAGCAAGAAGAGCAAATTGCGTATGACCAGAATCACCAGTAGCTAAATCAGATAAAAGCAAATGACTTGTAGCCGGTCCACCTCCAACAATAGTTGCTGAACCTGGTGTAGACTTGCTAATAGTAATACTATAAATATAAGAGTTTCCACCTGATTGAGAAACAACTGCATAACCCAACCTTGCTAATTCTAGCGCATTTAATTCATTACTTGCGAAAGTAACGGAACCTGTGTTTATAGCATTTTGTGCTTGTGTTGGATTGGCAAAATCTGCGTTGTGCATTGTTGCGTAATAAGTAGGAGTGGCACTATTGAGGTCTTCTTTAGATACATATATAACATGAACAGTATATCTTCCATCACCAGCCAATGCTGGTGTAGCACCGCTCAAATAATAGTTTTCTAACACATTTATTAGCGCAGTTGTATACCAATAAGTATATTGGTAACAATGATACAAGCTTATCGGTGAACCAGCAGTATCTGATACCGTGCTGACCAAACCGTGGTCATCTAAGTAACCAGTTGTAACAATTTTGATTTGTCTATCAGTTATAGATGCACCAGTTCCTGTGCCTATTTTCGTTATGTTTGCACCAAATCCTTGCTGAATAACTATGCCAATATTATTGTTTAGGTATCGACTTACTTGTGTTGAAAATGAGTAATCATGATTTTCACGAACGGTTATATTACGATTGTTTGTTACGCCCGTGTATAATGCTTCAAATAACATTATGTAATCGTAAAAATCTGAATCTACAACAGCGCTATAATCAATTTTTACTATTGTACCAGAAGAATTAATGCCAATATATGCAGTAACGTTATCACTTACAGCTATGTTTTGTGGGGCACTCCAACTAATTAATTGTCCACGGATGCGCCCTGTTCCAGGTCTTAAAATTGTGAATGTATTACCTGAAAATGAATAATAGTTACCACTTCCGCCCCATGAAATAAATCCGCTTTTTTCTTCATCATATTGCGCAGTTATGGTTTTATTTAAACCATCTAATAACGATGCAGCAGTTCCAATGCTAGCATTAATACTAGTATTGGATGCATCACCTAGCTTAATAGCAGTTGTAACATTAGAATCTTTCAATCCGCCAGTACCAAATGAAACATCGTCACCAGCATTATGTGGTAATAAAGTGGTTGTTGCCCTATCCCAAAGATTCTCTACGCTAATAGAATTATCAACATATGTTTTTACTGCTTTTTCTGTTGGAATTGCTAAATCTGAATTGCCCACTAATGTCCCATCAGTAGAAAATTCATCAACATAAGTCCCACTTTTTAGTTTTAATCCAACCCCATCTATATAAACAGTTTGAACAGAATTACCTAAAACCATTGAATTGCTACCATGCGCACCAATAAGACTAGAATTACCAATACATGAAATATTTGTTTCTACTGTCGCATCTATTCCAGAATTATATCCAAAAAAATCACCACTCCCTATAGTAACAGAATATGCGGACGAATAACCATAGGCTGTAACATCATTAGCAGCTAATAGCGAATAACCGGACGTATAACCAACACAAGTATTACCTGCTCCTGTCGCATCAGTTCCAGCTTGGTACCCGATATAAACATTTTCCGAAGAAGTTAAATTACTTTCTCCTGCCTGATATCCAATAAAAATATTTGCTGATCCGTTATTTATTCTACCAGCTTGATATCCAATACCGATGTTATTTACGGCTGTGGACGCTTGCGTTAAAGCTTGCGAACCAATTGCTACGTTATAACCACCAGTTGACAGCCCTTTTCCAGCTATATTCCCTATGCATACGTTATTTGAACAATTCGTATTGCCATAACCAGCTTGATACCCAATATTTGTATTATATTGTGCGGAAGTTCCTGTATATCCGGCTTCTACGCCAATATGAACATTATTGGAACCTGTAGTGCAATTGTTTCCAGTATCTTTTCCGATAAGAATATTATTTGTACCGGAAGTTAAGGCTCCATTTGCTCCTTCGCCAATACATAAATTGTAATTGCCGGGTGATACCAGAATATCAACTTTATTGATTTGGTATGCTGCAGTTGAATCCACATTAATTCGATCACCAGCATTATGAGTATTTAGCCTGTAATCTGAACCGCTAATAAGTTCACGATCTAATAGATTCTCTACAATAACAGAACCATCTACATAAGCGGTTGTCGCTAATTTAGTCGAATTGTCACCCAATGCTTGTGTGGTTGCTGTAGTGCCATTCCTCAAGTCTACTGGTAGGATTGAGTTATCAATATAACCTGCCCCGTCTACTTTAAATTCCTGCATTGTTTGGCGGAACCACCGACCTGGTCCAGTTGTTGGGGCAACAATATTCACATCATCAGCTGTAGCTGAAGACGCTCTAACAAATTTCCATAATCCTAATGAGCTTACTGAAGCAGTAACAGCATCTACCACAATAGTTGTGTCGATTGCTTTCAATGCCGCTAAATTAGCTACTGGTCGATTGGCATAATGTAATTCATAATTAATTGTGGTCATAAATTCCTCTTATCAAACATTATATTGCAGTAAATATTTTCCGTCATTATCAATAAGATAAAATCCATCATTATCTACTAAATAATAGTACCCTGGTGGCGGTATTGGCGGACTATCTTGAGTACTTCTTGTGTATGGACTTCGAGCAAATACATTTGTTAATTGCCCAAATTTATCATCGTTATAAAGCATATAAAACCACTCCTATATCAGCATCAGTATCTGGTGTAATAAAACTCAAAACATCTCCAGCTTTTACTTCCCATGACAAAGGGTTTCTCTCTGAAGTTGTTGCGGCGAATGTTGCTCCAGCTGGAATAGCCGCAGTTCCATTTACTGCAACCCAAACAGTAGATCCATCTTGATAAGCAAATATAGCGATCCATTTAGCATGATTGCTTGGGATAGTTAATGTTTGAGCAGCAAGAGATGTAATTGTTGCACTATATTTATTTTCAGATTGGACTCTACCAAATCCATTATATCCATTAATATCTCTAGTCAAATTGAACATTGTCATTGTATTTACCTCAATTAATATTTAATTACATAATTTACATAAGTATTGATAGGACGAGATTCAGAACCGCCAGAAAAACCTGTCTCATACGTCTGTTCTCTCATAATGTTATAAGCAGATCCTGTTAAATCGGCGGTGAATGGATATGCATCAACAGGGTGTCTATGATGCAAATTATCACTTAATTGCATACTACCAATAACATCTCCAATAATTCCCGGTGCTAATGACCATCTTCTCGCGGCGTCCAAATCAATTCCGGCACCATTATTCCAACCTCTTAAAAATCTTCCTCTTAAGTCTGGGACAGCATAAGAAAACATATTAATTGCCGTTCTTGTTTTCTGGGCAACTTCTGCATTTGTATCTGTAGACAATATAGCAACTTCAATTCCTTTTTTACCAAGTAACGCAGGATCTGCGCCTGCTCCATCTACCGTATACCATACATAAAAATCTAAAGTGGTAGAATGAGCATTGAAATAAGAGCTTGCGGAAGGAGCAGCACCAATTAAAACTCTAGTTATTTGCCATCCGTTTAAAGCCTCTTGTGTTTTCTGCGCAACATCTGCGGCTGTATCAGCTGTTTCTAATTCTACTAAAATAGCAGTTGCCCCCACTACAAGAGGATCAGAACCAACGCCATTTACTTTGTACCAAACATAAAATGGCACATCTCCCGAATGATAACTGCTAAATGTCCAATATTTACCAGCCAAAGTTGTTGCAGCTATTGTCTCCACAGAAATTATTTGTTGTGTCTCACTGCTCCCTATTTGATATCTTGATATCGTAAAACCTGACGTATGAACATTCGGATCTGTTACCGATCCTTTATTTAAATTTCCTACAAGAAATCTATCAGCAGTAACCATATATGATTTTACATAATATAAAGTAGTAGAACTAGCATGAATTATTCGGGTAAAATCAAATCCTGTTGCCGCAGTTCCATCAGTACACGCTACTGCTGTTCCCGTTATATTTGTGGCTACTCTTAATTCTCCTGCAGTAGTAGCTGATACAATGCCGGTAATATAATTTGGAGCTGTACCAAATTTTGGTATTTTAGCTGTATCATTCCACAATTTTGTTTGCAATCTTGAATAGGGAATATGATCAGATGAAAACGCAGTAGTTTCATAACCAGAACCATCGCACAACAATTCACCGACATTTGCTAATTCATAAATCGCTGAATAAATTTTACCAATACATGAATCATCAAATGCCAATCCACTCAAAGTTAATTTCAAAGGCAAATGTAAATCATTTAAATTATAATTAGGAATATTAGTCCAACCAGCCAATGATTTGTATAGTGAATCAGCAGAAGTTGCAATTGGATATTTGTTTATAGTAACTTCCCCGGGGGTTAGCATAACGTCTGTGATTCTAACATCATGTGTGAAATTAGTAGGGAAATCCCAACTTATCTGTACGAAATCATCATCATTGCTACCGATTGTCACCCCGGAATTATCACCAAATACAAATGAATGATTATATACCGTTGTAGCAATAGGAATCGTCACAGTAACTAATGGGGTTACTATTTGTGGAGATCCACCAGTACCAAAATTCTTTATTAAATTCACGTTAACATCAGCAGCTGAACCTGAAGCACTTTCCGCTGTAAATGCTAAAGTATATTTCTGTGTGCTAGACGCAAACTTATTAACATCCCTAAATTTTAATCTTAATCCTTTATCTGTTGTTGATGTTCCAACAGAAGTACACGCAACTTCACATGAATACCTTGGATAAGCATCAGGAGTTGATGAAGGAGAAGCATGCCTATAAAATGTTACCGTATCTGTTGCTGTTGATGTTGCAGTCCTTTCAAATGTCCACCCACCTGGAGCCACATCGGTTACCGCCTGTCTAATTTCTCCCTCCAAATGCGTAGAATCAGCAAGAAAAGTATTATGTATCAAAAACTGACCATTCGGTACGTAGTTTGTTTCCTCAATTGCTTCATCAGAACTTTCGGCTGTATTAGGAATTCCCGAGCGGGTAAATTGCAAGGTACCAGAAGAACTATAAACAGTTACATAATATAATTCTACTGCTCCAGATGCGTCATAAGGATAAAAATAAGGGATTATGTCGTTACCAGACCCATCCTGAAAAGTACCAACTGAACTAAGCATAATAGGATTTGGCAATGCCGTATAAGTATAATTTGGCGTTGAACCAGTTATTTGATAAATAGGTTTATACTGAGTTCTAGCCTGGTCTTTGTAAAACGTTATAATACCGCCCGCCAATGGGCTGCCAGTTATTTTATCAACCAATAATTCTTGAAATGCAAATGCTGGTATGTATCTTGTATCTAAAGCCATATTATTGCCCTCCAAGCAAAGAAGATAATGTTCCAGCTGCTAACGCTGGCAAAACATTTGTTAATAATTTTGATGTTGTAGACTGAGGAAATCTTGTTCCAGAAATATAAGACTTTATTAATTCTGGATCAGATAATATACTCCCTAATTTTCTGGTTAATAATGGAGCCGCTAGTGTTAGAGTAGAAATATGGCCTAATATACCCATCAAAGTTGCAGATTTTAACGCAGAAGGAATCGCCTTGCCCATTGCTCCGCCTTCAACATTAGTCCCAAATTTGGCATTTTTTAATTGCTCTAATTGTTTAGCTAATTTATCTATTCCTTTTTCTGGAGCCAAATATTGAGAAAGATTTTCAAAATATTGATCTGCATGAGGATTGTAACTTGCAATAGATTGCTTTGTTTCTCCTGGCAATTGCATGTATTTTGAAGCTATATCTTTTGCATCATTAGAAGCAATTCCAGCAGATGTCTCCTTACCACTAGTAATTAGTTTATACAATTGTGCGTTTTTTACTTCATTAGGCAATTTACCAGCTACAATATCATTATTTGGATTATGTAGACTTTTAGCTAATTTATCAGCCACAGGAATATAAGTTTTGTCTGATACTACTTTGTTTATGGTTGGGTCTTCATAAAATGGATAAATATTATCTCTTGAATGTTCTGAAGCTTTCTGCCATTGTGAAGCCAACGCTCCTTCCCCAGATTCATTCAATATGTTGTGGGCATCTGTTTTCAATCCATTATATAATCCCATTAATAATCTTGATGAATTCCTATCCCCATTTCTTGCAGCGGCAGCTGCTAATCCCCCAATATTGCTCATCCTTATTTTAAGGTCTGGCAAAGAATAACCCCACTTTTCCATCCCTTTCAACGAATTTTCAGCTTTAGAAATTTCCGAATTTAATGCTCCACCTAAATCTGAAGAAGAACCAAATAAATTAGTTAGGTTTTGTCTCTGTGCTAATAATTCATATGCTGCTTTTGAATAATTTGGGAATGGATTAGAATTTCCTCGTGTGGCTATGTCAAATCTAAAATCGCTATTATTAACTGGCGCCCAATTTTCTGCAGCGATATTCTTTTCGTTTTGCAAGGCTCCTCTGGTTGCATCTGCTGATATTTTATTAATTTTTGTTCTATCTCCTAATCCTTCTGCTAATGAATTAAGATAAGTGTTGGCGGCATTATGTTGTTCTATTTGACCATTAACAGTAGAAATAGATTTATCTAATAATTGGCCTTCTAATTGATTCATCTTAGTAGATATCCCACTTCCAGGAATATATCTCATTACCTCATAAACTTTTCTAAGTGTTGGATCGTTTGCGATTGTTCCTATATCAGTTGTCATTGGGTTACCGGCAATATCGGTATAATTTTCAGCTAAATTTTGTGCAGCTTCTTCCGGTGTTAGAGAAACTCCTTTTTTAGCAGAACTACTAAGAACATCTAGGATGGTATTTTTTAATGCTGGGGATTTCCCAAACATAAATGATAGTGAATTGCCAACAGCTTTAGCAACTGGCTCAGCCACAACATTAGTCAGCCCTCCAAGGGCTATTGATAAAGGGGTGGACTGGTCTCCCTGCATAGCTTGTTGATACATGCTTCCATAAGCTCCCTTTCCTAATGCTTGTACGCCATATTGCCCAATTTTACCCAATTTACCCATTTTTCCTAAATCAGTAGCAAATTTCCCGGCTCCTTCTATTGCTGAACCTATATATGGAATAGCTTTTAACGGTTCGGCCCCAGTTATTGAAGCTAAAGCCCAAGGGAGCGTTTCTCCACCCAAAGTTCCTGTAGATTTTGCTATTCCTTCTGGAATAATTTGTGGTGGTTGTAAAGTAACCTTTGGGAAAACCCCTCTTCCTGTAGCCAATCTTTCCGAAAGATTAGAACCTTGCCCAGTAATTAATTTTGATATTGGATTTAAAATATTTGGAATTAAGTTTGCAGCAGATTTAGCATAAACAGGCGCAGCTGCGGTGGCTGTATCTAATAAAAATTGTCCTGGAGCTGGAATCCCCATATCTGCGAATGGGCTTTGTTGTGGTTGAGAATGTTGGTTTGCAGTAGATTGCAAATTAGATTCTAGTTTAGAAATAACATTAGGATCAGTTACTTCTTTGGCGTTATTAGGCAAAGAGTTTTCACCTTGGTTTTCTAATTGAGACAAAATGTTTGAATCAGTTACTTCTTTCATAGCTCATACCACTTGCCGTTTATTTTTTTGTATGTTTTGTTTCCAATTGATTTAGAAACACTTCCTGATTGATCAGGTTTGTAATCAAGATAATCCCCTTGTAATCTAGGAATGCCCGATGTCTTTCTATACGTACCTTTTGTACCAGGCTCAGCAGAATTAATAACTCCATCACCAAAATCTTGGATCGTACTCATCAATCTGTTAATTGCTACGCGTGCCCTTTCAGGATTTGAGCTAGGTTTATCTATTACATCCACCATTGTTTTTGCTGTTTTACTAGCTTCGTCTGTTGCACCCATATTCTCTAAATACTTTATTCCATTATTAGCTAATGTCCCAAACGTATTTTGATACCAGTCGTAATCTTCTTTGGCACCTTGATGCTGATTCAACCAAGTGTCAGTAATGTTTTTACCAGCCCCAATCATACCAGCATATTGAAGCGCATTATTTATTCTGGGAACATATTGCGCCATAACTTCTGGTTTAAACATAGTGCTTTCAAAAGCTATAACTGCACCAGCACGTTTTTTTGTTTGAGAATCAGCTTTCATTAAGTTTTGCGAATGCTGCATTTGAGTGGTAATATCCGCAGCCTGTTGCGCGCCTCCTGATCCAAAAGTAGATCCCTCAACTCCCGAAGCTTGTGGCGTCGGCTGTGTTGGCTGTGTCGGCTGAGGTTGTTTTGGATAATTTCCATTTAAAGCATCGGCTAGGGTTGCGATTTGTTGCCGCGAGTAATCCGATGATTGCGAACCTTGTCCTGACGCACCTGGCTCTTCAGGTAAAATATTGCCAAATTGTTTACGCAATAATGTATCAACCAATTGTTGCGGATAACTAACTTGTTGCTGAAGCGCTTTATTCCCCAGTGTATTTTGCAAATTTTGCATCGCTTCAGGATTTGCAGTTATGTAATCGGCTCGCTGTTTTTCTGGCAAACTTTGTAAAATTCTAGCAAATTGATATGCATCTCCAAATCTGCTTCCAGCTCTGGCATTTGCAGCTGCTTCTGAAGCATACTTTAGTGGCATAAATTTAGTTTCTGCATTAAACAAACCTGCCTGCGCTTGATTCAAAGGAATAGTTCCTTTCAGTATTTCTTGTATTTGAGCTTCTTTATAAGGAGCTTCCTCTTGTTTAGCCAACAATTCAGCTAAAGTCATTTGCGGTGCATATTGGGCTTTAGCTTGCTCTTGTGTTAACGCTGCTTGCAAAGTTGGAGCCTGAAATCTATTTGCAGTAGCCTGACTTTGGTTTTGCAATATCTGACCAAGCAACGCATTCATATGCTGCGCGCCAACCAATTCAGGATTAGCCTCATCAAAACTTAATGGATCGAATTTTGATACACCTATTGACATATATCACCTTTAAATCAAATCTGTAAATGGAATACAATTATTGGTACTAGGAATTATTATGTCCGTATATTGTTTCAATAATGTATTATTCAAATAGAAACTAAATGTATAAGAAACATTAGTACTAGTATTTTCAATTAATGGTATAGTCCAATAACCATTAGTTCCGCTAGTTGTTTCTACAATTGTTTTGTAAACTTCTAAATTCCCATATTCAAAAACATTAGCCGCAGAAACAACAATCCTTATTTGGGTATAAGAAATATTTACTAAATCTTTTATAAAACCAAATACGTTGATTAACGTTGGCTCGGTTTCGATAACCCACCCCAAGCAATAGCCAGGGGTATAATTAGCAGTATGCTGAACTGCATTGTAAATAATTAGTTTTGCTATACTAAAATTAGTAGCAGGTGTGCTAATGCTATCCCAACTACAACCAACCCTTAAAATACCAATGCTTGACGATCTTGTACCGGTAGCAGATAAATTTTCATAAACAAATCTACCATCTATAAATAGTCTAACTATTCCAGTAGTAAGGTCATAATCTAGCTCCAACTCATAAGGACGACCTAATACCGGTTGCCAAAAATAAGTTCCAGCTACTATCGGTGTTCCTGCTGAATCAATAATTGATATTTCAATATTTCCAGTTACCTCATGTGTAATTTGTATATTATTATTATAGTTTCCTTCTGCTTCAGTTGTGCAAAAAAACACATTTCCATGTAGCGGTGTTCCACTATAATTAGGAATAACAATAAATTTTACAGCTCCTACCTGTACGTTATCCGAGTTATATGTCGCGCTATAGTCCACATACCTAACATCACCATGCGCCAAATCTAAAACTCCAGATAAAACCGCAGCTCCACCTACAGGCGTACCAATCAGTAAACCACCGCCTTTTTCGGCATCTATCGAAGCGCCATATGTAGCTACGAATGTATAATCAGTTGGAATACTCATTTAATTAATCTCCCACTAATAACCATAATTTTGAAATGCATTCCCAGGATTACCAAATTGCATTGGATAACCACCACCGCCGCCAGTTGGCTGTTTCTGCGGAAATAAACTCTTTAATCCTGGCAATCCACCGCCCATCATTCCTAATAATCCACCAAACATTCCTCCAGAAGATTGGTTTTGATTAGCCGCACCAGAATAAGCTAAATTAGCTTGGCTCATTAAAGCTTGGGATAGATTATTAGCCAAACCTGTTGATGCCTCATAACCCATTTGATTTATATCGCCCAAACCACCCAATCCCATTTGATAATCTTTCATTCCTCTATCCATGAAATTATAATAATCTTGATTAGCAAGCCCCATTGCGTTTTTTTGCATAGCTGATTGTTCTGCTGGAGTACCCAGCATTCCACCGGCTGCAGCCGCTCTATTCCCAGCACCAAGCGCCTGATCTAATTGATATTGATAACCAGGTGATGCTTGAAATTTACTTCCAATCTGGCTCATTAAAGCAGTTGGGTCATTAATTAAATTACCGTATTGGCCTTGCAATGTACTCATTGCGCCCTGTCCGGCCTTAACATACGGATCATAATATTGATGTTGAATACCAGAAATCTGATTTAAATATGGATTAGCAGCATCCGCAGGATTACTTCTATTTCCACCACCAAACAAACCCATTAAACCACCAAGACCACCACCAATAGCAGCACCCCACGGCCCAAACATAGACCCTGCTTCAGCGCCTGATAATGCTCCAGTTGCTCCACCACCCCAATTTGCTTTTGACATAAATCACCTATAATATTTGAATTTCTTTAAATGTACCGTTTAAATTAACTTTCAATTTATGATTATCTGCGTCATAAATTAAAGCACCAGTCGACTTGGAATTATTTAGCACAGCAATATTTGCCGTATCTTGCTGTGGTATCTTTATTCCCTCATTTGAAGCATTATTTTGCAATTCCTGAAAAAGTTGCATCATTGTCTGCTTCCAAATCGGGGTTAAATTGCCGTCTTTATCTACAAATTGTGTTTCAACAAAATTAGGTATTTTCATTTGTATATACTCAATAAACCATTTGATACAACAAATCGTCCAACACCCCAAAATCTTAATTGTGGATAAAATTCATTAGCTGCACCCAAACCCCACAATATGAATTTATTTATTCTGCTTCCCTGTTTGTTTAAATTCATTCTTATATTGCTACTAAATACTTCACCACCATCCCTAGAAACAGATAAATCTACAGCCGCCTCGGTTTCATTAACTAAAGCCCAATCAGCCCCATTCCAAACAATTTTTTCACCACTAACGTAACTTTTTCCTGTATTAGTAGCAGGTGTGTAGTTGTCTGTTACGACATTTGTTATATTGAAATAATCCCCAATATTTACTTCATCCCTAGCAGGGAAATCCGTAGATGACCCTATCAATCCCTTGTACTGCTGTAATGGCGTGAATTGTTGGCTCCTTGGATTTCCCTGCTCAAGAATGAAGGAAAAATTGTTTATAACAAACATAGATTGGTCAGGAAGCCTAAAAGAATCCGCCATTCTTATTCTTGGTATTTCTTCACCATCATAAGTAGTAAATTCGCTGTTCATTTCATAAATATGACCATCCTTTAAACTTATGAAATAATAGTTATCGTTATAAAATGATATTCTTTTAGCTATATGATAATTCATTTTTTCATCACATAGATGAAAGAATTTCTTAGTATTAAAATCGTAAACTAACGTTAAATTATCCCTGAAGTCTGGGAATGTTAATTGATAAAACAAATGCCCATCTTGTTTAAACAAAAAACCATAAGCATTAGTTGGATTTTTTAAATTAGCTAATTGAAAATTTATTCCATCACTTGAAATTTGCTCAACATCTCCACCAGTGCTATACATAATAGCCAAACCAGATTTTTCATTTACACCCAACCAAACTATAAATGTATCTCCGGCTGCTATTGTTGCCGCATTAGCACATCCGTAATCTATATTAAACGCATTCGTTCTTTGGTATGGAAATAACTGCGCACCTACATCCATCCAAACTTCAGTTACAGTATTACCCATAATATATAGCTGTCCGCCTCTTCCTGGAGCAGGAACACAAGCCACGACAGTATCTGGTTTGGTTTGTAAATTTCCAATTACGTCCGGTGTATCTTTCCAAGACAAGCCATTATTTGGATCGGACAATCTCCATTCTCTACTTCCAAGAACTCCTGCTATAAAATAACCATCCTGAAATGAAACATAATCAGGTGTAAAACTAGTATTAACTTTTGTTAACCCGGTACCAGTCGGGGAATAATCATAAATATAGATATTTTTTTTATCACATATAGCTATTTGGCTAGCATTATTTTCTGCTATAAATACATCTCCTGCTGTTGTTTCTAATGTCCCCACACTAGTATGGTCTAAAGCAGAATCTATTAAAAACACATCATCATTAGCAACAAAAAACATTTTACCGCTTCTAACACTAGTAAATAATCCCCTACCTTGTGAGCTATCAGATGTTAAAATTTTTTTCTCATGACCTGCGTATGGAACCAGCCAATTATCCGAGATAATCATATTATAGGTTTTAGACGGAGATATCTTTGGATAACGACCAAAAGTGCTTGACCCAACAATAGGGAAAGGTACATCTTGAGTTGTTTGCTGGTTTAGTCTCATCGTCTCCAACCGTGTGCTAAATTAGCATCTAGATATATATCGCCATGAGCCCCTTCTGAACTAAACGAAGATATCTTTTTTATGCTTAAATCCATAGGGCTTATATCAGTTAACATGCTTTCTAATTCATTAAGCTTTTGCTGTGATTGCGGTTGAAAAGTAATATTGTAATCAGCGCATATATATTCAGCTAAAGCGTATCTTAAATATTCAATATAAAATTGATCATAAATAAGGCTTAAATCTGTGTTCTCACTTGTAATACTATCTAAGCCAAACTTACCCCATATTTTCAACGGGTAAGTTGTGTTCGGTGTAAAATAAATATATAAATCAGAACCGCCAACCACTCTTTCGGTATGCCAGTTGTATGGCAAAGTATTAACATTATCAACACGAGGAGAACCAAAATATTGCTTCCTCTGCTGTTCATTCATTTGGAATCTAATTGAACCAATATAAAAAGTAAGAGTTTCAACAGAAATTAGGCCAGGGATAAAATATTTCTCCTGGCCTAAAACTGCTGTTAAAGAATATTCCTCATAATAAGGAATTAATCTTTGTTGGGCTGTCTTAAACGCCAATAAAGCATTTAACAATTCCAATCCTTCAGTTAATTGATCGGCCGATATAGTTTGCAAAGATCGGCTAGCAACACCAGAAAGGAAAAAGGCTTTTGTTATAAGTTTTCTAGCTGTATAAGACATCCCTATTCTCCATTAAAGATAATCAACAAACGAAACCACTGATATATCAACTGAACCAGTTACTTTATATTCATATTTGGGAACACTAGAAACTAGTTTTGCAATAACAGATAGTTCGCCACTATTGATTTTAGTAGCTACTGAACCAGCTATATAACTGCCGGTAGTTGCCGAAGAACCGCCTGGACGAACGTTTGCGCTATCAGAAGCAGCTGTTGGTGTTACAGCAACTAACAGTTTAACCGGTAAATTTTCAACTGCCGGTAAATAGGTACTGCAATCAATAGCCGCAAAAGTTGCTGAAGTTCCTGCGCTTACCGAGGCTATTGGAGCATCAAAGCTGTATAGTCTTTCTTTGCCCGATCCTGATTGATAAGCCAAAATAAAATGAGTGCTAGAATCAGTAACCGCCCAGCCAATTCTTCGAATAATGTCATATCCGAATGGCATAGTTGGCGCAGTAGCTGATAGTGAAAGCAAACATTTGGTCGCATTGAAACCGCGTGAATCGCCAATCAATAACACAGCATATACTTTGCTAGCAGCAAAACTGCCAGTGTCCAAACCATTGACACCATTGACAGCCGCATTAATAGTGGCAGAAGCCGCTAAGGTCATATCAAAAGCATCGCTTGAATCTCTACATTTTCCGGCAGCAACCGTTAGGGTAGTGTTACTACCCCAAGCGACTGCTAAACCGTCAATATAAAGATTTGATTTATCTATAACTTGTTGTTTAGTCATTTTTTCAAATCTCCAATTATTTAGTTAATTAAGCTGGGAAAAGAATGCGCATTGCATTTTCGTCAACCATGGTTGATCCCCAAATTGCATCATGAACAAATCCACTTTGGTTTTGTCCAAACAATGAACCGTAATACATACGTAATGAAACACCAGATTCTGGATCTGATTCATTAGCAGTTGGGTACGGAACTTGTTCTGGTAAACGCGGCATTGCTAAGAACAATGGATTGCCAGATGTAATTAAACCAGCACGATGTGACGGCATCATCTTAATCTTCATACCAGCAACAATGTTGTTATTGATATTTTGATCTTGAGTTTGCGTTGCACATAGAGTTGGAAATACGCTTAACACAACCGTAGTGGTTGAGGCATCAGCATCAGCAGTAGCACGAACTTGAACTGTATTTGCAGATACTTTATGACCAACAAAAGTTAGATAGCGCATATTGGGCTGTCCACTCACGCCATCAACAAACTGACCAACGTCACCAGCTTTAATTACACCAGTAGCACCTGACAACGAACCATCACAAGTACAAGTGATTTGGGTAATAGCGGCACCGGTTGGGTCGTTAGTGCTTACAACAGTCAAAGTTTGAACTGCTGCACTCGCACCATTACCAATTAAACCGGAAACGTGAAGAGGTAACAAATTGGATTGGTACCATTCAGTATGGGCAAATCTTCCTAATTCCCAAGAATTGGCGATTTGTTCGTTACGATCCATAACAAATTGACTCAAACCAGAATTGATAATTCCCGGTACTGCGATATCATGCAAATAACCACGAGCATTATCTTTTACTGCTGAGAAGTTACGGAAATACGCCATAGCGGTAGCTAATTGGCTGTAAGAATTGATAGCAGTTACACCATCACCATAAAAACGGAAAGTGTGGTTTTCGATGCAGTTTTGTGCTACATCGGCTTCAATCTGTGAGCCAATTTCATAAATGGCGGCTTTACCAAATTTTTCCATGTAATCTTTCACGTTAAAAATGAACTGTTGAGCGCTGAACGCATAAGCAGTGTTAACCGCTTTGTCAACCGTCAAGCTTTGAACGCGTTGTTTAGAATCTTGGAAAGTAGCTATCAAACTATTAGTAGTCGTATAGCGCGGTGGTAAATCAAAATTAACCGTATCACCCAAATTCGCTTCTCTCTTTTCGAAATCTTTGAATTTTGTGTTTGCGGTACTAATGAAACAGAAAAGGTTTTGTAAAAAAGCCAATTCCGATGATTGGTACGTTTGTACCGTTTGTAAAATATTAGAAGGCAAAGGCATTTGGAATCTCCAAATAATCAATTAAGAATTAAGTAGAGATAATGGCTTTGCTAAACTATTTTAAGATTAACCACGTAACCATGGTTGTTTTTTAAAATCCTTAATAGTCAATACGCCACTATCTGTACCAGTTGGTGAGTGTTTTAGCTGGTCTAGTGGCTGTGGTGCAGGAGGTTGTTTTAATACCTCTTCATTCTTTTTAATAGAATCTGACAGCTTAAATAATAATTTCTTACCTAATTCAGGATTCCAAACTGCGGCATTTGCTACTTCAGTAAATTTAGTAGGATTATCTGCCATTTCTTTTAGACAATCCCCAATGTTATCAACTGAATTTAATATTTCAGCAAATTGAATCGGCAACTCTCTAAGCTTCAAAGGCTCCATAACTTTTTTTTCAAAATCTGGGTATTTCTCTTTGGCTAATTCAATTTTCTGCCTTAAGGAATCCCCTTCTTGTTGTAGTCGCATTTGTTGTGCCAACAAGATTGATTGATTACGAACTTCAGTTGCTATATCTACATTCCCAATGCCACCAGTGTTTTGTTGTATTGGTTGTATCGGTTGTGCAGCTAGTTGCCGCTGATAATCGTTAAAAGCTTCTTTACGTGCCTTTTCTGCTGCTTCGTGTTTAACACGCCCAACAAGTTTATCAACCTCTGATTGTTTCAAGGTCTTTTCTTGTTCTACAGCAACGGGATTTACCGTTTCTTGAGCAACTTCCGGCTTATTGCCTGATGCTACTGCCAGCGTTTGTTCTGTTTTAGGTTCTACTGAATTATTACTTAAACTTACTCCAGAATCTGGAGTAGTCATTGCACTTTGAGCTTCGACCATATAAAACCTCTTGACTATTGCCCCGTCACGGTAATGCCTCATCTAACGTGTGAGTTTCGACTATTTCAACCGCATAGCTGCGTAATGACCTTGTTTACTAACAAGTAAAGTATGAATATAAAATTAAACCCCAAAACATCTTTTGTAAACAAATTGTGAATAACTTATTCACAAGATATTCACAGGTTATTAACATGTTCCACGTGAAACAAATTGATAGGTATAGGATAGGTATAGGATAGGTATAATTAGACTAATCTCTAATCAGTTGGTCGCTTATCTTTCAATAAAAATATTAACTTCTATCTCACATCTTTTGTCTATGTCATTAATGACGATCATTATAGGAAGGGTGTTGCTATCAAATACATGGCATTTGTTGTTCGACACATCTATGCCTTCGTAAAAAAATATATTTTTATTATCAGGGATATTTGGCATTGCTACTTTTATCTTTTTGAATAAATCGCTACTTATGTCTTTAGCTAAAGATTCATCATCGACAAATTCATCATCGTAGTCAATCCAGCAACGCTCTATGGGGATAATCTTATATAAAATACGCTCCTTATAAGTCAACCTGCTTCTATCAACTAATTGCTTATCAATAGAAGGCTTTCCATAATGAGTGATTATTTTATCGTATAATTTTAAATGGATCTTATTTAATAACTCATCTGGATTTAAATCTTTTATTCTCACAATTTATTCCAATAAAAACCCCTAGAGGGGAAAGAGGACTAGGGGTTAAAGATAACAAATAATCACCTAAAGGGGATTAGGTGACAAAATAATTATACACAGTAAACACCATGCGTTAAATTTATTTGTTTAACTTTTTCAATGTTTTGGCTAAACGTGCCCTCTGCCCTAATTTGCCCGGAGCTTTAGCAGCTTTATCTAATTTAGCAGCTGGTATTTTCTTTCCCTTTTTTACTCCAAGAGCTTTACGTAACGATCCTGGTTTTTTGATTGCATCAGCAATCCATTTTTTCGCAGCCATGTTTTACCTCTATTTTGCAATTTCAATTTTGGATTTCTCTTTTTTATTATCATTATCTTTTTTTATCTGCATAATGATAATGTTGTTTACCCATAGATTTACATCTTTTAATTTCATATTCAAAAATGTTTTGTCTAAAGAGTCCGGGTAATCTTTCATTACTTTGTCTATCATTTCGAGATGAGATAGGCAATGTTGCATATTATGTTCGTGATTAATTTCCGTCATTTTGTACCTCTTTTATTTATAAATTATCTTCTGATCCCTGTTGTGGAATATTACTTGTTTCACGTGAAACGTGTTGCAAGATAGTATTAGCAACTTTATGCTGGAGCTCGTCAGATTCCAGCCCATGTCTATGGTGCATACTCAAAACATCATGCGCATGCCTATGGCTCATATCAGCGGCACTTATTGCCATGTCAACCGCTGCTCTTTGTTTTTCAGCTTGATGTTTATCTACTTGGACGAGGCTATCAATATGTGCTTGGTGTGCATTCAATGTTAATTCCGTTTGGTCATTTTGTAGTGCTTGTTGTTTAAGCTGTAAATTGGCAGCTTCTATTGTTGCGTCCACCTGATCCTTTCGAGCCTTTCTCTGTATTTCAGCTTGTTCGTTCTGTAACTTCATCATCATTGGATTAGGCATGCCTTGTTGCTGCTGTTGCTGCATCATTAATTTTTGATTGTATTGCTGTGCTAGCATCTTAAGTTTATCAACTCCACGTATTTCGAAATTATCCAGCAACACTTCCAAAAATCCCGGCTCATTAGCAAACTGCGCAAACACGGGCATTGCCTGTGCCATAGCAATAATTTGATTTAGTGCCCTATTCTTCTGTATTGCGAAATTAACCCCGGCACCTACTTTTATTTGTAGCGCGTTTGGGTCATATTTTAGCTTCATTTGTCCCGGAGCATTGACTGTTGCATTAGTCCTTTTACCATTTTTACCAATGACCGGCAAACTTCTAGGTGATACATAATATTCTGGAATTAATCTAATAACTAATTGTGCAACCCGATTCAAAGCCTCCATATAAGAAACTACATAAGGCATAGCCGCCGAGTTGGATTGCGTAGCTCCCTCTACTATAGCAACCCCGCTTAGTTGATTATCATTTATTCCCAACGCCGCATCGTACGAACCAAGTATTGTTTGCGTTAGCTGGTCAGCCATAGCAAACGAGCTCATAACTTCGGGTGGCGCTGGAACACGCGCAATTTCTTGTGGCGGAGGAACAGGAATGGTTGGGTCATTATCTTTATAAGCATTGTATATGAGAGTACTGGCTTGCTGGATATTTTCGTATGCGTCAAGATATTCGGGGGGTATGCTTTCTTTTGCAACCTTGAATTTGTGCATCACCATGTTTTCAAGTTCATTTACCAAAGTATTACCAGCAAATGTTTTTAGCTTCTGCGCTCCTTTAGCATTATAAATGTATGGCAATTGATATTCTTGAATTGAACCATTTACGCTATCTCTACTTAAAACCTTTTTGCCTTTTACAAAAATTAATGGCAGAAAAGGAAAGTTTGTCTCTTTATATTCAACAACCTGATCCTCTATTAATCTATATCTGCATATAGTTTCTAAAGTAGATGTTCTTTCATTTATTATTGCAGGAGGCACTTCTATTTTTTGCGATTCCCATGTTTTTATAAATTTGTCATATTCTTCATTGGTCATTGTTTGACCATCTGCTAACTGCAATAGTTTTATTTTCTTTCTTTTCTTTCCGTAATATTCAACAAACAATAAAATATCGTCCTTTTCATTCTTATATGCCCAATTAAAACCTTCCATATTTCTAGAAAATCTCACGTTATCAATATTTACATCGGGGTATTTTTCTTTGAATTCTTCTTTTCTCATTGGGTACATTTCAAAGCAATATTCTCCATCGCCTTTATGCGAAAGCTTAGCTAAAGGGTCAAAGCCGCATAACGTTGGGTCATATACACGCCCCCATTTTATAACTTGATCCATGCTCATTTCATGGGCGTATTCAGTCCAAACTTTGAAAACGCTAAACCCTCCGCTTGTTTGGTCTTCGTACACTTCTGTCGCTACACCATCATTCCTAGCTTGGTCTTCTAAATGCCTAAAGTGTCCTTCCACAAGCTGAATTAAATTAGGATCTACTTGTGCGTTATAATCGGCAGATACTTCTATTGACGGCTCTTGCTTGGAAAACTCCCCACATAACCTAGCCAAATAAGCACCAACAATATTAAAGTCTAACTGCGGCTTGTTTAGTTGCTTTAGTACGTTTATATCGCTATCTGATAACGTAGAAATAAAAGCAAACTTTCTAAACTCATGGTATCGTTCATAATTAGATTTAAAATATTCATAAGAATTTTCCACATTCCCTTTTATTTCCTTTATATCGTCCTGATATCTTTTAGCTACTTCTACCATACTCTATTCTCCCGCAATTGTAGTGTTTTCTTAAAGTTTTGGTTTAATGTTCTTACCATCTGTGATGATCGCCCCGCATTATCATTAAAAGATTTCTTTGCTATTGTTTCATCTATTAGCGCCATCTTTACCGCATCATAGGCTGTGTCGGCCACATCATCGAAGCGGTGACTGTTATTTAAAGTAATTTTGGCCATATGTTCGATACACATTGTAGTGTGCCGGCCATTTCTAGGCAACGAAATGCGTTTAGTAGAAACATAGGGTTGCATTTCACTATACCTAGTTGCTTTTGAGCCTGAAGAAGCCGTCCTGTTAATATCGATTATTTTTAATCCCTGAACGCCCTTCAAAACTGATGATAACGTTACGCCTGTTGATTTCTTTTCTATCGCTATATCAGAAGGCTTTACCTTATGTCTCATACATCCAGCATAAAAGCTCATGAATTCATTTTCCAAATCTTTCGGTTCGACAGATAATTCAATACAATCTATCCAATGCAATCCCATGATATTTGTCTCAACATATCCTTGCTGAATCTTGTATATACCCCAGAAACTAAAAACTGTCTTGTCGTTATAGTCCTTATTTGTTTCTGCTGTATCACAAGTGATAAAAGTCGCTAACATTTCTGGCTCATTATCACATAGAAAAAACCAGTCTTTTTTAAATACAGCTCCACCTGCCGGCATGGGGTCTTGTTGAAACTGCGCGCTAAAAACATACGGTTGCCGTTCTTTGATCGTCAAAAGCTGTTGGCTAGTGTGTAGATACGGGTCAAGCGCATTGCCCGATCTATCAATCCCTGGCAAAACTATTCTATCCCATTCCGGAAGTGCTAAAAGTTCTGCTCCTAGATCATCCTCATGCACTCTTTGTCCCATGTATATTTGCGGCGTTCTTTCACCTAAATTACCTCTAGATTTGATCGTCGCATGATAGTTATATTTAACGCCTTCCCTTATCGTATCTGAAAGCGCCTCATCCGGCTTGTGCATATCATCCATTAGGATCGCACCGCTAAATCTGGTCGCTCCTTGCACACCACCACCTTTTCCTGTGATTGTACCACTCGATCCTGCCGCGCAAACCCTACCACCCGCTGTTGTTTTAAAATCGTCTTTGGCACAGAAATCAGGGTCAATTTCAACACCGAAAAGCTTTCTATAGTGTGGCAGCATTATTATATCTCTACACATTGCCGTAGCGTCCGTTGCAAGCTGATGACCATAAGAAATGTACAAGAATTGACAGTCGGGATATATAGCTATTGCCCAAGCCATAAAAAAGGTTAGCATCATAGTTTTACCATAGCGTGGGGGAATTGCTATGATCAGTCGATTAGTCTTACCATGGAAAAAGTTAGTAAGCTCTCGTGCAAGTATTAGGTGATGAGACTCTCTCCCATCTGGTGTGCTTATTCTGAAGTCATTACCAGTAAGTAATTTAAAAAAGGTCTTTGTGAAACCCAAATATGAGCTGAGGATATCTGTTTCAAAGTTAAGGATTTCCATTTTCTCGCACGTGTTCATTTATTCCGCCTAGTATCCGGGATCGTCTCCAGGGGTGAAGATTATCGTATCGACTGTTTTGGTTACAGTAAAAACATTTGATGCATATCGTGTGTCCTTCCGATTCATGTAACTGAAGTACCTATACGGATAAGAATGATCATTATAGTACGTACCTTCATCTTTCCACTGTACGATGTCGTTATTCGCTTGCATAGTAAAGTAAAATTGGATCGGATAATTAGCAGGATCTTTTATGTAAAGCTCTAGTGCTGCTTCTTCGTGCATATTGCTATTATCTATATCAAAGTGAATTTTCGTTGTCTTACCAGGCTCCACAGTCATACCAGCAGCGTACTCATGCGGACACACGTTTTGATGGCATCCATTTAAAAAATCTCCGTGGATAGTCCAGGGCGTCTTATTAACAAAATAGACATCTTTTGCCATGGAAACAATTGGCAAAGACACTAACAATAATAACATAAGTATTTTTTTCATCTATTTACACCTTTAAAAGTTTGTAATTTAGTGATTTTTGTTTGCATAGGAGAAGACTTGTTTTCATTCACCAAGATTTTACTCTTTTTTTTTATAGTAAGCGATATGTACAATGAATAAGCAGCATCACTAGCTTTGCGCCTTCTGTCTCTTTCTGCAAGAAACCTTTTTCCTGTCATCTTTTCTTTCTAGCTCTATTGTTTCTAGGGGGTTCCTTTACTATCTTTACTACTGTATCTTTTTTCTCATCATCAGGAAGACAAATCACTGGTGGGGGGTCTATTACTCCGTCATCTATAGACTTTACACCATCACACATAGGGCATTTTGTTTCCATAAAGCCACAACCTAGGACTTTCCCGGTTCCACCGCAAAGGGGGCATCTGATAATCATTTTTTACCTCTTTTTAAATCTTCAAGACGAGATTCAAAAGCCTTTACATACTTAACTATGTTTTTATATAACTTTTCATCAGCAGATGTGCTCACTTCTTACCTCTCTCTTCGTTTTCTTTTAAATACTTTGCAAGTCTCCATATTTGCCTAGATAAAATTCTAATACAATCGGAATTTAAATCTTTCCTTATGCATTCATTCATCGCTGTTAGTTCTTTCATTATTCCTAATAAGGAAAAGTAAGTGAAGTCGTCTTCATTCTCTATATCTAATTTCCAAACGTGTTGTATATCTATTTGTTTATAAGCATCGGAGCCTATTTTATTACAAATCTCTCTTAAAATTTCCTCTAACTTTTCTAACCTATGCTCCAATTTAACGGTATTGTTATTCACTTCTTCCCCCTTTTCTTCTTAAGTTTAGCTTCCATCTTTACCAAAGCCGGATAGTAAGCCTTCCCTAGCTCTTTTATATGATCTGTGGCGATCTTTTTAGCTTTCTTCTTGCTCTTTGTATGCTCCATCTCTATCTTTACAGCATAAGAAGGCACTTTAAGTTTTTGTTTTGTCTTAGTTTTCATACTATTGCCCCATAAGTTTTGGTTAGTACTCTTTTCTCTTTTCTTCTAGCATCTTAGCTCTGAGATCCATGAGCTCTTTTATATCACCATCAGCAGATAAATTGAGGTTTTGGTTGATGGTCTTTTCAGGCGCATAAGCACCCAAGACTTTACTTGCTTCGCTTAAAGCTGTCAGGGCGCAGTTATAGTGCTTGTAGCTGCCTTTTTCTTTTAAACATTCGTCGACTATCTCACATATAGCACTTTTTACATAGTCAACTGTCAAAGCTTCAGGCGGAATCGTAGGTGGGTAATTTTTACTCATAGACATTATCAAAAGCCCCCAAACCCCCATATAATTAAAGGGTTGTAAACATAATACTTTTGAAATCGTTCCGTTGTCAATAATTACTTTTAAAGGGCTAAAAAATTGGGAGCAAAAATTTGGATAAAAACCTGACATATTTTATATAGTCAGAAAAATTAATGCGCTACTTTGAAAGTAGCAAATTGCTACTTTGCTGGTAGCAAAATATATAAAATAGGGTGCGGGCCAATATTGACGGTGCTTGCAGCGGGACAATCTTTATTGGTTATTCCTTTTTATTGTTCTTTTTGTATTGGCTCGCTTATCCATTTGCGCTCGCGAGAAGAGGCGCTCGCGTCGTGCTCGCGGAGGGGAAAAAATAGAAAGTTATAATATGTATTTCTTTGGAGATGCTTTAGGCATGCTATGGAGCATACAGGGTAGCATATTTTTGATCAAAAAAGCAAGAGGGGGAGAAAATATTTATTTAAAAGATATTAAACCGCCTCTTATATTCCATAGCTAGATAATTGAATTTCTTTTTAAGCTCTATTATTTCATCTTGCTGTCTAGCTATAGATAAGTTGAGATGAGCAACTTCCGTTCTAAGCTGTCGATACTCTGTTATATAAGAGTCGCTAAATCTTCTTTTCAAGTTTTTTTCTTTCATAAAACTACCGTAAAATATGATTGTAAAAATATTGTTGACATTGCGAATATTTGTGATATTATTAAATCATAATAATAAGAAGCAGTAAATAATTATCACAATTAAACACTGCGATTTAAGGGGTTTTAATATTATTTATTTAATTAATTTAGGAGTAAATCAAATGTTAACTAAAAAACAAAAACATCGTCAGATTGTCAAAGAATATATCAAATTAAGTTTTCTAGAGGATATAGATAGCACCGATGCTAGCAGAGCAGCGATGAACGCAAAAGAAAGCGAAATGATCAAAAGTTTTCTAGAAGAGTTTCTACCGGCTTTGCCAAAAGAAGATCAAGACCTCTATAAAAATTGGGAAACTCAACCGGAGGTCGCTATTGAGCTTGCAAGGATGGCAGAGGGATGGGCAGAGCAAATATAAATTAATCTAGGGAGAATCAAAATGAAAACTTTATCACAAGATGCAATATGCGCAAAAGCAATAAGAGCCGATCTTAAAAAATCCTTCCCGGAAACTAAATTCACAGTTCGCGTTGAACATTTCAGTTGCATAAGTATAGGCTGGATAGATTACCCGGTCACATCTGAAGCAGTAAAAAAGATAGTGAGCAAGTACGAATTAGGAAGCTTTAACGGGCAAGAAGACATCTACGAACATAACAACAAAAATGAAAATATCCCTCAAGTAAAATATATCCACACTAAGTTCGAGTGGTCAGAAGGCAAAAGGGAAGAGGTGAAAAAGGCGATCTGCACGAAGTTCAACGTTTGGGATGATCAGGACTGCAAAAATAGGTTTCACTGCTGGTTAGATCAACTCATCTGGACGCAAACCCAAAAAATGGCAACTAAAATATAGGAGTAAATAACATGACTAGATCAATAAATGTTACAGTGAATCTAAACACAATCCCTTTCGACACTTATATGCTGGAGCAAAAAGATGAGCTTTTGGGATATATACAAAATGAACTTCAATGTGTTTACTTCTGTGCAGACATCACAGTAAAAGAAGGGGAAGAAACCAAGCTTGAGATAATTTCTACGAAGACAGCAAAAGACGATGAAGAGCAAAAAGGGCTTATCATGAACATGGTTTGCGATATATGCGCGAAATATCACAAGTGCCGTTTTGAAAACTTTATGCGTGAAGATTTAAGCGAGATTCAGAAAAAAGAGTACGACGAATTTTTTAAAAATTAATTAACTTAAGGAGTAATTTATGACTTATCAAGAAATGACATTTAGTAACTTCATCGGCGCCCTGTGGGAGCTTCAAAAAAACTTGCATAGGATAGACGAGGCTACGGGGAAATCTTACGAAGCACAGATCGAGCCGCTAAAAGCTGTGCTACATAAGACAAAGGCCTGGGTCATAGTAGAGCCGAAAAACCAGCCAAAGTTGCGCATATACATAAGCAAATCACACAGCAATCACGTAAACTACTATACGATAGGACGCGAAAGACATTTGCTTGATATATCCGCTAGCTACTTAATAAAAGATCTATATTTAAACTGGAGATAATTAAATGAAAGATTACGCAGAAAATGACTACAGCGAAAAGACCTGGAAAAAGACCTGGGGGAATAACTTTAAAACTCTAGCTTTACGCTTCACTTGCAACTTTATTGCTTTTAGCACTATAAGCGTGCTAATCGCATGGGCTGCTTTAAACTGCTACAAATAAATAGGAGAAATTAAATGAGCGCACAAACTTACAACCCGATGCAAAAACATCTTTTCGAGCTAAAAGCCGCGCTGATAAGTACAGTATACGATGTGGCACGTGAAAAAACTTGCGGAAGAAGCAGTATATTCTTTTTTCAAAAACTAATCGACGCGCCAAGTTTCTTTCAAAATACCATGACTTACAGCAAAGCTCTAACCGAAGCTTGCGATCATATCGTAAAGCAGATAAGCAAAAGCAAGACGTACGAAGACCTATACATCACGCTTACGCTAACCCCAGGATTACTAAAAGATATAGAAAGCAAACTGCTAGACAAATACATCGATCATTTGAATGGGCTAAAAGCTACTTATACGCCGGCTCAACTACAACAAAACTTTAAATAGAGGAAAATAAAATGTTAGTGCTAACAAGGCTTAATGGGCAAAGAATTATTATTGGCGACAGGGAGGTAATTGTAGAAGTTTTAAGGTGCTGGCAAGGAGGATGCAAGATAGGCATACATGCAGCAAAAGAAATTCCAGTCCATCGGGAGGAGATTCTCGAAAGAATAGAAGCGGGAATAGAAAGAAATAACTCGGAACTTCCCGACTCGGTAGAAGAAAAGAACGGGAACTCGTAACAAAATCCTCGTGCCGGCTTGGTTGCTAGCTAGCACGAGGGACATTTACGTCATTTGGAACTTACCAAAGGTAAGCAAATATATAATACCACAAGCTTTTAAGAATGCAAAGCGGGGGTTGGAATCGAACCAACAACCTTCGGGTTATGAACCCGACCAGCTACCTTTGCTCTCACCCCGCTAAAACCGATTTAAACGCGATTTGAGGCGTTTTCTCTTTCCACCCTTTTGCGTTGCATTAGCTCTTGCCAATCTTTCAATGGCGCCCTAAAAGCTTTGCGTTTTACCGGGGTCTTGGGTGCAAGTTTAGGTTGGACCAACTTCGGAGTAACCAACTTGGCTTTTAATTGATCAAAATTCATACAGTTCTCGCTTATTTTCTCGTTTATCAGAAATTATCAATTTACTAATCATTTGCTTTTTCTTTTTAAAATATTGGTCTCTGCACCAACTTGTAAAGCTATCTTCACCGGCTTCTGCTATCCAATCGTTGTACAATTTTCTTATTATCTCCCGATGTTTATTTTCAAACGGCAAATCTTTACATACCCTATTTTCATTGTAAATCCACCCACAAAATGGGCAATTGTGAGTTGCATATTTTTCATATGGCTCAATACACACAGGACAACATTTTCTAGCATATCCTCTATGAATTGGATTTATTAAAGTGTTTGTTTTTATTGAATAATCACAATCAAAACATTTACCATTTTTTATTATCCCTTTGCATTTCGGGCATTCCTTGTCAATCATCTGTGCAATCTCCCGTTGGAGTATTTATGCTCCAACACTTTGATACAATTAGAAGAATTTATTAACCAATCAATATCAGCATAAAAAGGTTTCAGTGTTCTACCCATTAAAAAATCAGAATTTTTAACCATCTGAAAATAAATATCCCAACGCTCTAATGTTGGAAGTTCATTGTTACATCTGGCTTTTATTAATTTTTTACGTTGTTCAGATAGAATTTTTACTTTTGTTAATACATTACCCAAATGCTGGTGATATAAATCGATGATTTGTTGATATGGAATATTCTCTTTCTTCAAAACATCTAAAATTAGTTGTTGTTGCTCAGCCCCGACCTCGGGAGGGGCTATAGAATTATCTACCCTATCCTTTCCTAAACTAACCTCACCTAACCTAACCTGTGTTTCCAAATTGGATACATTCTGGATACATTTTGTATACATGCCATTTTCATCAATGCCAAGTTGATTTAATTCTTGTTTGTAAATAGTGGGTTGGTATCTATCTTTCTGTATATAATTGTGCACTCGCCAATCCCTAATGACGCATATTCCACTTTCAAATGGGAAAATATAATTCTTAGCCTCGAGAACTTTTAAGTCGTCTTCTGATGCCCCGGTCATTTTCATTATTTTTTTTGGGCTATCTACAAAACCGTCATCATCAGCCCTCATTGCCAAATCACAATAAAGCAATCTTGCCGAGGTCGGCATAGCGAGGAAATTATCTGTATCGAGTATCTTAAGCGAAAACATTCGTCTAACAGCCATTTTGTATCTCCTATAAAAAAACCCTCTTTGCTAGGCTTCAGCGGTTGCGATACCCACGTAAAACAATAAACGTGTTGCTTCCACCTAGTGAAAAGGGTTCTTTTTGTTTTAAAAAATTAGTATCGCTTTTATAATTTACCAAATCCTATTCAGGAGGCAAGTTTTTTATTGTCTATAAGTGGCATAACCACGACTTTGTTTTTTACCACATCTTTCACATTCTCTAACCTGCACCATTGTTATCAGGCATTGTTTAAAATCTTTCCACTTGCTCCATTTGTGAAATATAAAGCACATAGTTATTCCTCCGTTATGATTTTTCAAATGAATCAATAATTATATCAATCCCAAAAATGAAAGTAGGCATAATTGTTCCAAGCAGAAAAAGTCCTAACAAAACACTTAGCTCGATGATTACTTCTATAGCTATAATAGTTACTATTGTAGAAACAAACAAAAAAATTATACCAAAAAGTATCCCATAAAGACCATCATACTTAATTCTTATCATGTTTTTCCTCAAAATAATATTATAGTTTCAGGCACGCAATTACTTGCTAGGCGCACACTTGGCGATTTAATATACATTTGATTTTCTCCATCATACTTTTGTAATTCTTCTATTAGCTCTTTTACTTTCATAATTTATTTACCTACAAAATCTAAATAGTCTTGTTTTGACAATTCTAAAATAGAAACAAAATTTATAAATATTACATTTGATTTTGCTTTCTTATCAGTATGCATTTCAATTAATCTAGCCTCTACCTCTTTTCTATTAATGAACTTTTTTCCTGTTACCCATGTGGCGTCGGTAATTCCTTCTGCCATTCTTTTTTGCTTATTAAAAATCGTATATTGATAGCTAATAAAAAAATATCTCATTTGATCACCCCTTGATTGTTAACAACCTTCCCGCACCATTCACATACATCACCGCAATACACCTCATAAAACACTATACTTCTTATTTGCTCCGCAGATGCTCCCTGGATCTCAAGAGATCTTTCACTCGGACGTTCAGAATAACGAGCTTGAAACTTATGTTTATTGCCGCCTTTATAGCAACAATCTTTAGTATTAAAGATCATTTAATCACCTATACTGAAATTAAATTGTTTAGCAATCCGCCCTAATAACCTTAGCATTCACTATTTCTATTTTGCTCATAATTGCTCCAAAGCTTCATTAATTAATTTTAACAACTCATCAACTTCACCCATTAAACATCTTGCACAATCCCCGTTGTGCGGATGTATTTCCCAATATGGCTCCCACACACAACCCAAATTATCTTTAATGTCTAAATAAACAGAAACGCAATCTATTTTAGTCGGATCCTTTTTAACCAAAAATCTAACAAAAGCCCCATGAAAGGGGGGGATGATTCTTATATGCCAATCTGCAGGAAAGTTAATGTATGGCGGTGTTTTTCCCTCTCCACCCCAATCTAATTCATTTTCCCAATATTCTGAAAGCCAGGCTGGCTCAATGCCTTTTTTTACTCTAACTAAATCAATCTCTGTTTCCTTCATATTTTATTTTCTCCTAATAATTCCTTCGTGTGCTAATGCCCCAGGGAATTTACATTTATAAATTAAGTATTTTTCACCTTTTTCAACTATTTTTGCTTGGGTTTTCTTTTTACATTGTTCGCATACTACAGAGAAATAATCATCCACTTTCTTTTCAAAGATACATTCAATGCTGTCAATTAATAAAATATCTATATGCGTACAATATACTGACAAACCGTATTGCTTAGCTTTAAGGTATTTAAATCTTGATACCATATTGACAATTTCTGTTTATTGAAGTGGTCATCCCACATCTTGTTAATTCTTTTCTTTTTCTCTTCGCTTCTTTTTCTGCTCATTTTTCTTTTTCTTGTCCTCATTTTTGATTGACTCCAATTGTTTTAATAAAAACTTCATCTCTGAAAATTCTTCTTGCGTTGCAACTAAATCAAAATATATATCTAAATGGTGCCCTATCGGAAAGCGCTTGTTTTCTTCCCATTGTGATATCGAATTAGCAGATACAGAAACAAATTTAGCAAAATCAATTTGCGACATCTTCATTTCCAAACGTATTGTTCTAAAAATATTCGGCTTGTGTTTAACATATTTCTTCGGTCTTTTTGATATAGTTTTTTTCATATTCACAACCTCAATAATTTTGTTGACAAGGTAAAGTTTATTAGTTATTATCTTAACTGAAGAAATTCACAACGTCAACAATCTAATAGGAGTACATTATGAAACTAGATATTAAAGATGAAATGTTTTTGTTAGATGATATTTCCCAGATAGAATCCCTTGCCTGTAGCGTACAAAAATTAATTAATTACGCAACAGATAATGATATTGAAATAAAAGATTTGTTTGGTTCGCTAATTAAAAAACGACTTTTCAAAATGGATGAGTTAATAACAAAAACAACAATAGCTCTTTTCCCGGACTCAATGCGTAATGACGAACCACCATTTTAATAAATATTATGAAAACAAAATACATGTATTTAGTATATGCAAAAATAATTGATTATGGTATCGATCCGCAAATCATTGCGGTTTGCTCCAAACCAGAAATAGCTGTTAGCTTTTTAAATGAATATGAATGCTTGCTAGACGACTATGGAGTGGATGGAGAAGTACAAATAAAAAAGATACCAATTAATACAAGACTTAAACACAACATTTAAACAGGAGCATTTATGAACGGTGAATTAGAAATAAAAAAAGAATATACAAATATTCAAAATATAGCATTAAATCCAGATGAGTTTTCTTTAGATGTTTGCGTGGATACTTTTTCGTATCTTGATACACAAATAGAACAATTAAGTAAATTAAAGAAAAATCTAAAAGACAATATTATTTCAAGAATGAAAAAAAATAATGCAACAATTATTCCGTATGGGAATGGAGAAATTCGTTTAGTCCCTGGGAAAATTGTTCCGACAAAAGGACTAGAAGAAGAATGGAGCGCAGAAGGATTTATTGCGTTAGAAGTCGGTGACTATGTTTTCAAGCCGTCGTGGAGCAAAGCGAAAGAAGTAAAAAAACTTGGCGGGAAGAAATCTGAAATAATTGATAAATATTTTGTTAGATTAACCGAAACTTTGGAGAATAAATAACATGAAAAGAGAACTAATTAAAACAAAATCATTAATATTTTATTATATTGCTGGTGAACGAATAGAAGGAATACCGCCTGGAATCACAGGTGATCTAACATACATTACAGGTAATCTAACAGACATTAGAGGTGATCTAACAGACATTACAGGTGATCTAACAGACATTAGAGGTGATCTAACAGACATTAGAGGTAATCTAACAGGCATTACAGGTAATCTAACAGGCATTACAGGTAATCTAACAGGCATTACAGGTGATCTAATATACATTAGAGGTAATCTAACATACATTACAGGTAATCTAACAGGCATTATAGGTGATCTAACAGGCATTAGAGGTAATCTAACATACATTACAGGTAATCTAACAGGCATTATAGGTGATCTAACATACATTACAGGTAATCTAACAGACATTAGAGGTGATCTAACAGACATTACAGGTGATCTAACAGACATTAGAGGTGATCTAACAGACATTAGAGGTAATCTAACATACATTACAGGTAATCTAACAGGCATTATAGGTGATCTAACAGACATTATAGGTAATCTATCACACATTACAGGTAATCTAACAGGCATTACAGGCAATCTAGATGAATGCGAAATAACAGATGAAGATAGAAAAAAAGGAATAAATATTGATGATTTAATTAGAGAGGGCAAATAATATGAACGACTTAACTAAACAAGAAACTAAACTTGATCCGGCTATATTAGAAAACATAGCTTTAAAAGGCGACTTATCCGGTTTAAATTCCCAACAAAAAGTTGCATACTACTGCGAATTTTGTAAAAGCCTGGGGTTAAACCCATTAACGAAACCGTTCCAAATCATAAGATTCCAGGGAAAGGAAATATTGTACGCATCCAAAGATTGTACAGAACAGCTCAGAAAAATTAATGGCGTGTCTATAACCAAGCTAGAAAAGCTATTTCAGAATGACTTGTATTTAGTTACCGCTTATGTCCAAGATAAATGCGGCAGACAGGACGCGTCCACGGGGGCGGTTTCCATGAAAGGTTTGTCTGGTGATGCATTAGCTAACTCAATTATGAAATCAGAAACGAAAGCGAAGCGTCGCGCCACCTTAAGCATTTGCGGTTTGGGAATCTTAGACGATAGCGAAACAGACACCATCGGAAAATATCAAAAAATAGACGTTCTGGATGGTGATATTATCGAAACTAAAACGAACGCAGATGACTATGGGCTGCAAATGGCAAGCGCAGAACAGCTTAAACAAATAGTTGAGTTAGCTTCTGAATTAGGATTTAAAGACAAAGAAGAAATAATTAAAGAAGTAAACATGGCTTTAGCGGCTAATTTTAAATCAAGCAAAGAGCTAACAAACGATGACGCGAACAGAGTAATAAAAGCTTTCAAAGAAAGCATAAGTTTTAACGAGCAAATGAGCAAATAATCATGATTATAACAAATTGTTATTATTATTGGTCTAGGTCTTGGTCTAGGTCTTGGTTTATGTCTAGGTCTGGATCTAGGTCTGGGTCTGGGTCTAGTTCTTGGTCTAGGTCTAGGTCTTGGCCTAGGTCTAGGTCTAGGTAATTTTTAATAACTTAAATGAGGTAAATAAAATGACAAATGAAGCTTTAATAAAATTGTTAGTAGAATTGCTTACAGAAAGAACTTCTTCTGCAGCTAAATCAGATGATACCAAGTCTGATGATGCTGGAAATGATCTTTTTTCTGTAGGGAAACAATATTTCATTAGAACCGTTACATATCACATGGTTGGTGTGTGTACTGCGGTTAAGCATGGATTTGTTTTCTTAGATAAATCTATGTGGGTTGCTGATGCTGGAAGACTGGGCAACTCTTTAAAAGAAGGCATTGAAAAGCAAAGCGAGTCGGAATTAGAACCATATCATGGGATTGTGCATATTAGCATCAACAGTATTGTTGATTTCGTGGAATACATCCCAAAAATAAATGTAATGCAAAAATAAGCAAATAATCATGATTATAACAAATTCTTATTATTATTGGTCTAGGTCTTGGTCTTGGTCTAGGTCTAGGTCTTGGTCTTGGTCTAGGTCTTGGTCTAGGTCTTGGTCTAGGTCTAGGTCTTGGTCTAGGTCTTGGTCTAGGTCTAGGTCTAGGTTTAGGTCTATGTCTGGGTCTGGGTCTAGGTCTGGGTCTGGGTAATTTTTAATAACTTAAATAACGAGCAAATGAGCAAATAATCATGATTATAACAAATTCTTATTATTATTGGTCTGGGTCTGGGTCTGGGTCTTGGTCTGGGTCTAGGTCTGGGTCTGGGTCTTGGTCTGGGTCTGGGTCTTGGTTTTGGTCTTTGTCTAGGGCTAGGTCTAGGTCTTGGGCTGGGTCTTGGGCTGGGTCTAGGGCTAGGGCTAGGTCTAGGTCTTGGGCTAGGTCTGGGTCTGGGTCTAGGTCTGGGTCTGGGTAATTTTTAATAACTTAAATGAGGTAAATAAAATGGCAGATTTTCCTAAAATACCGGCTGGCAGATACGTTGGCAAAATAGCAAGATGCGATACAAAAGCGATTTCAAAAGCAGGAAACAATATTTGCAAGCTATCAATTGTAATCACACATCAAGGAGAAACTTATTGGGTTAACGATTATCCGGGTTACGGAAAACCAAAACTAGCAATTCTTTGTGATATAACCGGGTGTAGAAATAAATATGAAAGTGATACATTAACCTATGATGATTTGATTGGGAAATTAGTTGAAATGGATATTGTAGAAAACGGTGAATGGCGCAATGTTAAAAAATATTACAAGGCAACTGATAAACAACATCAACCATTGAATGATGTGGAACAACCAAAACAAAAAACTATTACTGAAGAATTTGATGATATGCCGTTTTAGATACTGCTAATCTGGGGAATTAATTTGGACATGGGATATTTTTTCCAAGGTTGTTTTTAAATCTAGAATTTTTTCTAAAATACCGTTAAAGCCCTTTTCCATGTCCTTATTAATGTTTTCTATTTTTATACCCATTTTTTCTTGTTCAGAAGAAAGGCTTAATCTTATCCCTTCTATGTAGTTTTTTGACCAATATTTAGTAGCCGCTTTTTCTTCTATATCAGCAAGCTTAATCTCGAATCTTTCAATTTGATCGTTTGTTTCTATATCTATTTTTGTAAGTTTTTTGAATAACACAAAACAAATGCTCCCAAATATACCTAGAATAAAACAATCATCTAATCCTAATTCACCTATTATTTTCCCTGCAATATTTTCTAACATGCTAATGCTCCCTGGTTTTTATGTTTTCGACGATCCTATCTATTGTGGTATCTTTCTTTTGCGAACCACTAGAAGAACCAAAATAATAAGACAACATCATCGTAAAACCAGTGCCTAAACTTCCTAGCATAATATCTAAAAGTTGCATCGCCTCCCTATCAACATCAAAATTAATAATAAGTATAAGCAAACCAAAGAAACCAACGGTTAATAGTATAGCAAGTAATGGTGGTACTAGGTCGCGCTTTCCGGATTGTGCTATTATTTGTTCTCTCATCCTTGCTGAAGCTCTATCAGATTGCTCTAATTTTTCCCTTTCGAGCTCCATATCTAATTGCTTAAATTCCCCCGCCTGCTGTAATTCCATTAATTTAATCTTAGCTTGTTCCGCCTGAATCTTATCAGGGAATATTTTATCTATTAATTTAGAACCAATATTTAAAATATCTAACAACATTATTTATCACCATTTAATAAGTCTTCGCGTAATGTTTCAACATCAAAGTTTGGGCATGTTTTTCCCTGTGCTCTTCCGCTTTCAGTTTCATTATGACCCATTACTCCATAAATATCTATATCGTATTTAAAAACTAGCTCCTTAACTAACATTCTTAAGGCAATCATTTGGTTTTTTGTAAATTCGTTTTTACCTATCAAGCAAATACCTATACTATTGTTGTTATACCCCAAAGCATGGGCTCCTATCTCATTACCAGTTAAAAACATATTACCGTCTACCGGTCTACCACATTCGATAGAACCGTCTAAACTATGGAAGATCGTATCTTTGAATATCATTCCGTTGAGAATAACAAAATGATAACCAATATCATTCCATCCTTTTTCTTTATGCCAGCGCCTTATTTCGTTTGCATTTCCAAAAGCACTATCAGAACAATGGATAACGATGTTTGATATTTTAGCCATATTAATCACCCCATAAATATC